CCCCGGGCGCTGAAAAACGTCAGACCGTCACGGGTCCACATGCCCGTGTTTTCACAGATCCACCGCCCGTTGCTCTGGTCAAGCTCAGACTGATGGATCACGCAGCCATGATGTTCACAGAGGTAGAAAACGCTTTCGGGACTGTCCTTCTCCCATTTAAGCCCAAAAGGCGTGGACTCATCGCCAAATTTCAGATACTGCGCCTCCCCACAGTGCGGGCAGGGCACATAAAAACGCATGAAATGCGCCGACTCGTTGGCCGCTTTTTCGATCTGGCAGGTGCCTTTGATTTTAGGCGTCGAGCCGCGAATGGATTTTGGCCACACCGACCCCTCAATACGCTTATCCCCCAGCAGGGTTGGCGAGCCCTCTTTTTCGACATCCGGCTCGAACGAGGAAAGTTCGTCATAGCAGACCACGTCCACGGATTTTTCACGGTAGTTTTTGGCGGCAGCGCCGCCCAGGCACCAGAAACCGACGCCCGATGAAAAGCGTTTCAGCGTGAGGGTATTATCACGATGTTTACGCCCAAACCACGGTGCAAGATCGAGTAAAACCGGCACATCCCTGATCGTGGGTTCCACATGAGATTTCATAAAATCTTCAGCAGCAGAATCCGTGGGCTGGAAAAGAAGGCTGTTGCGTGATTTATGCTCAATAAAATAAGCCTCCACTCCCAGCAACATCTTTGTATAACCAACACGGGCAGATTTAATCAGATTAACAGTGCGGATCCGGTCATTCCCCATGCTGTTCATGATGGCAACCTGAAACGGCAGTGTTTCCCACCGCCCCGGGGTGTAAGATGACTCTTTCGGAAGGTAATAATGTCGATCTGCCCACTGAACTGTCGTCAGAGGGACAGGAATTTTTAGCGCAAGGAGGCCGGTTGCTATCGCTCCTGCAGAATTAGCCGCCCTCAGTTCGTCTGAAATCATCAATCCACCTGCGCACATTCTCACCGGCTTCAGAAGCCACATCGGATGCTTTCGCGATTTCAGTTTTCACAGCATCAAGATGTGCGGGTGATATATCAGGGTATTTACGCTGCAGTGTCTGAGGGACACGGACAAGGATCCCTGATATATTCTGTGCCACTCGCTGAAAGATGTAGGTAAATAACTCCGTCTCGAGGACAAGGCCTTCCTCACGAGCATTTTTCAGCTCCTGTGCATCGGCCTGTGCCTTCGTCAGTCGGTAACGTTCGTAATCAATGGTGCCGGGCTGAAGGTCTGATTCGCTGGCAGCCCTCAAATCCTCGATCTCTTTACGGAGTTTTTCGTTTTCAATATCAGCTTCCCTCTGCGCATACCACTGAATGGCAGCAGTTGTATCAAAAACTGATTCAGTCCCTTTCCCTCCACCAGAAACTAGTGGTAACCCCTGACTCTGCCAGGCGGTGATGGTCCTGACATCAACGCCAAAAATATCGGCCAGTTTTTTCTTATTGACGTTCATACACTCCCCCGGGAACCAGAAAGGATCTGAAAATGGCGTTTTCTAACAAAAACAGCCTTTGTCAGATCCTTTTATATTTTTGAAATTCTATTGATAATCAAACAGTTAAAAAGAAGAAGAACGGATCTGATTTTTCCCTAAAAATTTTCATAAATAGCGAAAACCCGCGAGGTCGCCGCCCCGTAGCCTGCCGGATCGCCGGAAAGGACCCAATAAATGATAATAATTATCATTTATATAAATACCATCACACATCCCACGTACACCATAAAACCACGACAAATAATCAATTTTGTCCAAGTCATGCATTAATTGATCTGTGTCAACTTAACGTAAAGACATCTTAAGACAATACAAATCAGCAGCACTGAACACGGAAAAACACAATGTCATCAAAAAATAAAGCTTCCCAAACCAGATGATTAATCAAATCCATATTGCCCTTGAACGTAAGGGATCGGGTAATTTTTCGGCATGGGTTATTGAAGCCTGCAGGAGAAGGCTGGCAACAGATGCAAAGCACCTGCGCCCGGCCAGCATGAAAAATAACGAGAAATGAACGTTCGGTTACAGGAACCGGTAGCTACTGTCTTCTAACAATATTTCATCTTCATATCCGGCGAAACAAGACTTTACCCTGCAGGGATGTACTGAATAGCAACAGAGTGATAATTAACTTCTGATAAAATAATCAGGGTGCTGAAGGACTAAAGATAAATGTTTTCTTCACGCCTTTACGCGGCTTGTCCTTCTCAAATCGCCATTTTGCCATCGCCTTTACAACCTGCTCATCAAACAGATGGTGCGGCTCTGAACGGATAAACTCAATTCGGGTGACAGTACCATCAGCACCAATATCAAACTTCACATCAACCCGTCCCTTTATATAATTTGCCGCGGCATAGGCCGGATATTGTGGTAATGCCTTAACCAACTGTCGAGGCATATCTGTTTTATGTTGCGTACAGCCCATAACCAAAGAAGACAACAAAATAATTAACGGAAGATTTCTTTTCATTTTTATTCCCGGCATAGATAAGAATAAGTCTTATTCTAACAATGCAGCCCTGTCGGTCATCAATCCTCTGCTTAATGGCAATGACAATTATCCGACTTAAATCACAAATCAGACACATGACATAACAGAGTTTGCGAGGTAACACATCGTCCGGTTTCTTCCACCATCGCACCGGACCAGCGACCATGAGGGGACAACGCCGCGCTCCGTTAACACGGTAAACCCCGGTGTTTATCGTTTTTGATTATCCCCGCACACTCGCGCAGAGGAGTCTCCCTCTCGGGCTGTGGTCTCTGTTGATGCGGGAATACGGCGACGATACAGTGCATAGTTATGTCAGGCTAAAATGCCTTTATCAAATCTGGGTAACGCAATCTGCCATTGTTGGCTCCGGTTGTGGTGATGATGTCAAGCAAGCCCATCTTGACTATCTCAACTAGTCGATTCATGACATATGTCACATTTATACCAACCAGATCATTGCGTTGAGTTTACAACTCAATAATTCTTGGTTGGACGTCAAGTTTTGACGGTATTCGGGTGGCAGTTGATAGCAATCTTGGAACCGTCCACCTAATAGCTGCTTGTGTGGCGTTTAAATTGTGGAGTGCTCGCAACAGAACTTTTCTTTCTTGTTTGCGAGCGATGTTTAGCAACTTTTAAGAGAGTTAAGTCATGGAGTTTTTGAAAGAGCATCATTTGCCTTCAATAATTTTTGGAATTTTTTCCGCCATTTTTTGGATTATTTCATGTTTTGCATCTTCCAAAGAACACTCACCAAAAACGGAACAAGGCAGTTTCTCATCACTGGGTTGTTTTAAAGCCATTGAAATACAAAGTAAATGGAATAAACGGGCTGCTTTTTGCGCAGCGTTAGCTGTTCTTGCTCAAGTATTTAGCTTTTAGTTTCAAAAGTGTAAATCAGAACCACTCGTATAGCGGGTGGTTCTCTGTTTTATTCGTGTTGCGACTAAAACTAACTAAAATCACGCATATAAAAGATAATGGGAAAATTATCGCTATCATCGAAGGCATTGCGTCCTAATGTACTCCTGCAAGTAGTTAACCTGCGCGGTTATCCTGTCGATTCCACTTCGGAGACGGTAATAATTGAGTTCAGCATCTGCTGTAAGTCCTGGGGTTTCTCCATTGCCCATGCCGCTGGCTCCGGTCGTTGACTTTGCACAGGTGGCGGCGACTTGCAGGCGCTTACGCCCAGCAGAAACATCAGCACGGAGACTTTCGATAGTCGCATTAGCATCAGCAAGCTCCTTTGTGTATCTGGCGTCAAGTTCTGCTACATCACGTTGCCGCTTCTGCATATCAGCGATGATGGATGTGGCTTTATCGCGCTGCTCTTTGTAGGCGATGGCGTTATCACGGTAATGATTAACAGCCCATGAAAGGCAGACGATGAGGCAGATGACCAGAACGTAGATAATCGCGGTTACTCTGCTCATTGTTGCCCCCACAAACAGACTTCACGCTCAATCTCACGGCGAGTCATCAGCCCTTTCCATTGCTTACCGCCAGCGTATGTCCAGCGCCGTAGCTGATCACATGCGCCTTTGATATCGCCCTGGTTTATTTTGCGAAGAAGCGTCGATGTTCTGAAATTGCCAGCGCCCACGTTGTAAACGAACGAGTAAAGAGCGCCGCGCGTTGTTTCCGGTATATCGACGTTGATGTACGGGTTAATTTGTCTGGCGACCGTGGCAAGGTCTTTATTCAGGAGGGCTTTGCATTCTGCTTCGGTATACGTTTTACCGGGCATGATGTCTTTTCCGGTGTGTCCGTGACATACAGTCCATACGCCAACGATATCTTCGTATGGTATGTAGCTGACACCTTCCAGGCCATCGTCACCACTCGGACCAGTGATGAGCACAGACGCTATGGCAACAGCCCACCACCAATAGCAGCAGCAACGGCTTTTCGTAATGATGGAGGCATTATTCACCTCTCGCAGCCTTGCGCTTATCTTCTTTAATCTTGAAATAAAGGTTTGTCAGATACGTCAGCAGGCCAAACAGCAGACTCCCCAGCACACCTATTGCCACCCACTGGGACGGAGAGACTTTGTCCAGCAGCTGCAGTAACCAGTATCCCGTCCCCACCGCTGACGTGGTGTATGACACACCTGTTGTGATTTTTTCCATCTGATGTATGTCTCCGTCACCGCCGACAGAAAATGAAAGTAAAGAAAAACAAAAAAGCCGCCAGTGTCACCCACTGACGGCCAACGCCGGGAGCCGTGATTATGGCATTCAGGCTCTGCTAAAAATGCCAGATAACATTCCGGCCAACCCCTGATTCAGGTTATAAATGACACAATATCTTGACAACATCCGTCACTGTCTGTCAGAAAATGTACTGCCAAGTATAAGTATCATGTGAAGTACATCTACCCGTTTTAGCCAGCGTCCTTCAGAGTGGGCGCTGGCTTTTTTTATTATGCTGCCGGTGCATTTATCTCCAGCACCAGACTTTCTATCTCAACGCCATACGCTGCATTTTTTGTAACATCCGTCAGCGTCAGCGCATTCAGTCCCAGTGTCAGACTGTCTTTTATAACCTGGAATGCCGGGCCAGCCACTCCATTCAGTTTCGGAGTAACCGTGGCACTGCCGGCGGTGAACACCAGCTCCAGCGTCTGCCAGTCGTTACCGTAATCGCCGAACTCCCCCAGCTTCGTGTTTCCGGCTTTCCTGTGATGCATCAGATTCACTCTGCCGTCAGTGGTCTGAGTGAAGTAAGACATCAGGAACGGATTACCAGTACCCGTCATCGCCACATCATCAGGAACGGGAGCGTCCGTATACAGATAAATCCCCAGCCCGAACTGATTGTTGGTCAGTGCGCCTGAGAGGCGGAACTTACAGGTCAGTCTGCCGCCCTGTGTCAGCAGGGTAATTGCGTCATCCACCGGATGCATCAGGGACCAGGTTTTATTGCTCTGCTTGGTGATCTTAAATACACCATCTGACAACTGAATTCCGCCATTCTTAATGCTCCAGCCCTGCGCAGCAGCATCTCCGGCTGTCGGCAACAGGGAGATTGTGCGTACGGATGCATCTTCAGACGGCCCCGATGGCGTGTCGCCGCCGGGCGAGGGTTTGATTTCCGGTGCCTTACCACTAATGAAGGCTAAGGTGCGACCGGCTACGTTCAGAATAGCAGTTGCCATACGATCGGGAATAATGCCACGACGCGCCCATGAGCTGAAATGCGTCGGGCGATTTGATGATACCCAGTTTTTGTTCGTTCGGGATGCCGAACCGTAATAACCAGACCCGGCAATATCAGGATCTTCTGACGGGTTGTTTGTCGGTGTATTAACTCCGCTACCATCGGTCATAAAGGGAACAAAATAAATCTGCTGGGATTCTTTACCTTTATATGCACCATATACCACTTCATATTGCGTACCGTGTTCTTGTTTCCACGCGTATGTCGTGTCGCCACAAATCCAGGGGACTGATGCCGGACTTCCACCGTGACACTGCGCCGCCAGCCCGGCAAAGTCAGCACGGAACTGCTGTACCATTGCAAGAAATGCTGCTGGCTGCTGGGCGTAACTGGCATTCGTCATATCGAATTCCCCCTGCATCCAGCATATCGCCAGCAAAACGTTTTTCGGGTTTTTCTGCAATGCTGCCTTCGTGCGGAAAAGCAGATCCTGATATAACGGCTTACCCACTCCCCAGCGAGCCGAATCCTGACTGGCCCCCGTGGACTCGCTGAATGTCCCCTCCGTGCCCTGGGTGAATGCCGAACCACCACGACAGCATGGTACCAGCAGGATCCCCGCATTATTAGGGATATACGGAAGCAGTTTTTTGGCAATATGTAAGCCCTGTCCGACACAGCCGTACTGCCCTTTGCTCAGGTCAGCCCGGGGATGGTTAATCGTACTCATATCCTGAACATCATGCAGACAATGGTCAGCAGGAATGATGTCGTTAAATACGCATACTTCACCACCGGGAGTCACTGTGTTACGACGGGCCAGTTGCTTAATGCGCGGATGGGGCGCATCGTATGAATCCGGAAGCGGAAGCCCTTCACCGTAAGCCATGGCATTGGATTGCCCGGCCAGTACGATGACGTAGTACCACTCTGGCTCAGTTGCACCACTGACGACCACATCACCTTCTGCTGCAATCGCCTGCATCAGGGTATAAGGGGTTATGGCCACCGGACTACCAAACGGCTGCCAGCCTTCTTTCAGTTTATGTGTCAGCTTTTCCGCAAGATCTGACGGCGACGCCGCCCTGACAACATCATAGTGTTTAAATGCCATGGTTCTTTCCACCATCTGAAAAATAATTCTTTAAAATACCTGACATGTAATACAGAAAAAACACAAAACCATACCTTAAATAAAAACCTCATCATCAAGCAGATATGCATGGATAAACTACAAGACGAGATATAAACCACCCTGCATTTAAATAAACAATAAACAACATCAGAAAAATAATTCTGCTCTATGGTTTACAATCAAAAATATCATTTATACTTTTCAGAACATCACCAGCAAGGCATAAACAAGGAAACTAAATGAAGTGGATTGTGATTGATACAGTTATCCAGCCATCATGCGGAATATCTTTTTCAGTCATATGGAGTAAAATAAAATTAATAATCTGGTATCAATCGGATGCTTTCTTACCTCCTGAAAGTATATTTACACTGACTCACACAGGTATCATGCTCAATAACAAAGTGCTACCTGTAACCATTTACAACGTAGTACCATTCAATAAAACATTCTGGAATTTAATCAAAAACAGCCAGGAATGCCCTACAAATACAGATAACGTATTGAATGAATGCTTTAATAACCGTTGCACTCTGCAAATATGTCCTTATGGACTAAAACAACAAAGTCCATAAGGAGTTTACTCACATCTGACAAAATCAATATAAACAGCCCCTCCGGAGAGGGGCTGGAGAGTGGCGCTATGTGCCATTGCATGGTGCCGGGTGCCTCCCGGTGAATTCAGTACCAGCACCTGAATCCGCGATTATCCCATATACCTACTCGCTGATTGCCCCTCCGCACAGGTGGATTCACCATGCCAGTTTCTTTTAACAAACTCCCCGCAAACCAGACAACAGTCAACCGCCTGAATTGTGAAGTATTTAAAAATTTCTCCGGCTAACAGTCTGGCGTTTTCTTTTTCAGCAACGGGAAAGCAACAACCACCACACCCGCCACCAGTACACAGTCAGCCAGCACTGACATTATCCGGCTGCTGCAATGCCATTCACAAAAACAGTAAGCAATCACTTTTTACCGTAACAGGTGATAATCCAGATATGTATCTACCCCAGATGAGTAATCCGAAGTTCATCCATACCACAGGTCCTGGCTATTCTGTTGTACTCCTGAACAAGAGCAAATAATTCTGAATTAGCAACCATGAACTCATCGCAAACCCTCTGTATAGCATCACTATTCAGAAGAATAACGTCTCTTCCCGAAAGACGATCAGGAGTACAGAACAAAACTGTCAAACGGCTGAAGGCCTTTGCTCGTGCTGCATTGACTATATCAATACGCTGCCTAAGGATGAAACACCCCGACGCCTCATCAATATTCACTCTACCCACACCATATGAATGATAAATATTTAATACTGAAAAAACCATTAGACCGTATAACAAACACTCAATCAATACTTAACAGAACTTTTATTTTTGACAAACATATAATATTTTCAACAATATCCTGAGCCAGGTATATTCCAGTATAAGGCTCTGCCGGAAGAAATCTGGAAGAATGAATATGGCGCGTTGTACTGGATTCGAACCAGTGACCGATTGCTTAGAAGGCAATTGCTCTGTCCGGCTGAGCTAACAACGCATAATGCAGATAATGGATTGCCATCGGGGACCCGGGCCCCACACAGCCAGTTTCGAAAGCTGACGCTCTCTGCCGATGAGCTAATGGCGGTATGTGATGGTGGCCCTTGCTGGATTTGAACCAGCGACCTGGCGATTATGAGTCGCTCGCTCTCACCACTGAGCTAAAGGGCCGGTAGCAGAATAATAATGGTGCGTAATTAATTCTGCAATCCCATCCGTTTCAAACGATTAAATCCTGAACTTCCCTGACTGTCTGTTCAAAACGTCCTGTCTCCAGCTCAACACCAATCGCACAACGCCCCAGTGCCATCGCCGCTTTTACCGTTGAACCTGAACCCATAAAAAAATCTGCAACCAGGTCTCCCGGACGACTGCTCGCGTTGATTATCTGCTGCAGCATTTCTGCCGGTTTTTCGCACGGATGTTTCCCTGGATAGTACTGCACCGGTTTATGCGTCCAGACATCGGTGTACGGAACCTGCGCCGTCACACCGAAATACCGCCGCAAATTTTTATATTCACTCAGCAGTTCCGTATACTGCCGGTTCAGCTCACTGTATGTGCTGACCAGCTGGTGGTGTGGCTTTTCCAGTTCCCCGCGCTGATGTTTTTCTGCCGCAACACGCGCAAACAACGCCTGCAATTTGTTGTAATTACCCTCGTTCGGTAACTGCCACTGACTGGTACCAAACCAGTGCGAAGCCATGTTTTTCTTTCCGGTGGCTTCCGCTATCTGTTTTGACGTTATTCCCAGTGATTTACGCGCATCACGAAAGTAAGAAATCAGCGGGGCCATGACGTGCTGTTTTAGCTCGCGCCCCTGTGCCACATAGCCATCATCTTTCGGGCGATACGGTCCCTGATAATGTTCTGCAAACAGAATGCGCTCTGTTGCCGGAAAATACGCCCGCAGACTTTCCTTATTGCACCCGTTCCAGCGTCCGGACGGCTTCGCCCAGATAATGTGGTTCAGCACATTAAAGCGCTCACGCATCATGATTTCGGTGTCAGATGCCAGGCGATGACCACAGAACAGGTAAAGACTTCCGGCAGGCTTCAGTACCCGCCAGAACTGCGCCAGACACTGGTCCAGCCATTTCAGGTAATCATCGTCGCCCTCCCACTGGTTATCCCAGCCCTCGGGCTTCACTTTAAAGTATGGCGGGTCTGTGACTATCAGATCGACAGAGTTTTCCGGTAAGGTCTGGATAAATTCCAGGCAATCAGCGTTGATTAACTCACAACTTGATATTTTTACAGTATTAATCATAGATCAATAAGCACTTCTCTGATAGGCTCATACCGCTTTTGCGCAAAGCAGATGGGCCTGAGGTTTGCTTGTGACCCCAACGCATGAGCAGATGGCTGGCAGGTGCCGCTAACACCCACCAGCCGCCCATTACCACAAATTAAAAAGCCTTCACTGCGGAAGGCGTCTGTAACAACCGAACTGATAATCTGCCAGACCCGCCATAACAAGCTGAGTCAGTATTAACTGGCAGCGTTCGCGTGAAAGGTAAGTATTCTGCGCAATTTCCCCGACGGTCGCCGGTTCGGTGACGCTTAATTCATTAAACACCACTCTGGCGGTTTCGGTCATATCCTGCTGTTTTAGCATGCTTTTTCCCTTTTCCGGTTAACGTGACATACCAATACCTCTTGTCGAAAAAGCCAGCAAGCTGAAAGACCAGTATTCACAACTACCAGCGCGTTTAATGTTCTGTGCCGTTTTTCAGACATAAAAAAACCCGCATAAAGCGGGTTCTTTCAGGTGTCCATGTCTGCTATTCGCCTCGCGGTATAGCTTTGCGAAGCGTAGCTGGATTGAAACAGTTTATGCGTAAAAAATCAAGACATTTTTTGAGCAAACGATTCTCGCATAGGGATGTATAGCGCATATTCAGCAACAGCCAACCAATTAGCAATTCGCTTTTCGCATGTACTAAAACACCATTCCGGGTGCACCTCATTCAACAATTCAGCCATTTTGCGTTTACTCATCCCCCGCCCTTCGTACCTTTGCCGCAGGATATCAATCAATCCAGGATAACGTGCAAGCGCTTTACTTATCACCCCATCAATGCGTAACGCCTCTGCATCAGTACAGTGAGACAACCAGCTCTTCTGTCTGCCAGCGATCATCTCTCGCAAGAATGCTTCCAGCTCTGGTTTATCAATCCCTGACTCCCTGATTCTACGCAGGGCTTCATTGATTGCGGTTTTTGTCAGTTTTTTGGATGCCAGCAACTGATTGAACATATTTCCTGGTTTGCCACCACCTATATACGACCAACGCCCCCACATCCGTAATTTCCCCTGGATCCAGACGGCTTCCAGCGTTTTTAGACGTAAATGCTCGCCGCTTTTGCCTGTAATTTCCGGGTATATCATATTTACGATCACTCACTCTCAATTTTGTAAATCTTCACGCCCAGCCGTCCCCCAGGAACGCGCTGACCGCGCACAATATTGATTTCATCAAACTGCTCGTCGTCTATGAGAAGTCCGGCATGCGTCAGCGCATCCAGTGGTGCTTTCAGGATATTGTCCAGGTCACGACGACGTTTATCCGGTGGCTCTGCAATAATCTTTATCGCCAGCCTTCCGGACAGGTTTAATTTCAGCCGCTGCTGGCGAACAATAAGCGCCACATCACGGCGATAACGCTCACCGGCTTTTGATACAAAATATGTGCTGCCACGACGTCGCCAGTAAGTGTTCACCGTTGGCGGGTAAGGCAAAACAAATTCTATGCGTTCAGTCATTCATGCTTTCCACTTCAGGACACCCGAATTTCTCGCGTGCATTAAAAAACGAATCAGCAACAACAGCTGGCTGCCGTGTTTTTCTTCAAAATCTTTTACCCCGGCGTGTAGTTCGCTATGGCATTTACGGCACAGCGGAATAACAAACAAATCATCAGCCTTTGTTCCCATCCCTCCCAGTCCATGACCAATGATGTGATGCGGATCATCTGCCTGATTACCACACGTCATGCATTTCTGCGTTTTTACCCAACGCGTGTATACAGGCATCTCTTCCCGTCGTGGTTTCTGGCGCTGGAGATACTGAGCCGGTGACTCCGGATCAACGGCAATGCTTACCACCGTCTTTTCCTGTGGCGGGTTTTGCTGGTGGGCGTGAGGCAGTAGCGCAATATTTTTTGTGCGCTGCTTCAGCATGCTGGTGGCGGTCTGCTCTCCCGGCACGATGTCGCTCTCGCGGTATACTGAGCGAATTTTTTCCGCGCGTAATCCCAGTGAACGACGTAACACCGTCTCCGGTAGTGCGTCCGCTACGTTATTTATGGTTGCCCACCAGGATAATTCAGCCAGCGATAATTCCCGCTCCTGCGTGCCATTCATTGCGTGGCGGATGACATCAATCATCCATGCTGACAGGTTTTGGTGAGCAAGCTGCCCGAGTGATTCGGAAGTCTGGTTACGCAGCTGGTTGTCGCAGTGCCAGCACAACACCATCGCGCCGGTACCGTAACGATGTATGACGGTTTCACTGTGATGGTAGTCACCATGAGGCCACTGGCAGGATTTAATGTGGCGTAACAGCCAGTCAGACAATGCACCAGCACCACCAGCAGCACGAATCACCCGCTCATCGCTGAAAAATGGCAGTAATGATTTATCCTCCGCCAGCGGCTGGCGAACAGCAGGAACGACTCCGGACGGCAGACCGCGCATGCTTTTCGGTTCCGGCTCCACCAGAACTCGAGGGTTATGAAATACCTGCATGGATTCACGGCCCGGTTTTAGCACCACCAGCCCAAGTTCCGGTACCGGAACAGGTCGAAGTAATACCCGCACGTTACCTCCAGATGCGTTGCTGGAATGTGCGGGACGGACGCGGTGGGCGTTCGGAATAAGGGAGCCTGACATAGATTATCCAGTGACGATAATCGAGGCTGAGGGCTTTCTTAATCTCGTATCCGCGTCTGCGGTAGTTATGAATTAGCCATTCGGCCTGTTCTTCAGTACATGGTGGGTGTTGGTACCAGTCGGTTTTAAATGCGTGTGAACGCCGCCCATGCCGGATGGCAAGGTCGGTATCAGAATTGTGAAATTTGGTTTTGTGCACCATCTGTTTTCTCTGCTGGCGCAGCAGGTGTCAGGTGTTCAGGCTGACGTGCGAATTGTAAACCAGAATGCCAGGAAAAAACAAAACCCGCCGAAGCGGGTTAAGTGCGGGTGCGTTGAGGATGCCTGACTCATCAGAGGTGGCGAGGGATTTCTCCCTCGCCTGGTCTCTTACTCCTCAGGTTCGTAAGCTGTGAAGACAGCGACCTCCGTCTGGCCGGTTCGGATTCGTACCTCGCAGAGGTCTTTCCTCGTTACCAGTGCCGTCACTATGACGGTTAAACAGATGACGATCAGGGCGATTAACATCGCCTTTTGCTGCTTCATAGCCTGCTTCTCCTTGCCTTTCGGCACGTAAGAGGCTAACCTACATGTGCAAAGCATGAAATTGGCCTCAGATTAATGTTAAGCGTCTTGCCGGACGCGTAATGTTAACTGAGGCTTTTCTCTATCTGCCTTTTGGTGTTCATGCCTGAGGCAGATAGCCTCAAGCACCCGCAGCAATTCTAACTATCCAATAGATCAATGCCAACTTCTTTTCCTGCAACATCTCTCATCAGAAGTGACCCAAATTCATCCAATCAGCACAAAAGAAACATTTAAAGCGTGAATGCTACCGAACGTTCATTTCAATTACATCGTTTTGATTTTTAACAGTTTTCACCTCAACAAATCAAATGGCATTAGCATTCATCATGGAAGAAAGACTGATAAAAATGATCATTTTCAATGACTTATGATCACACCGGGTATTGCCAAGTCATTCCTTTTACGCCAGGATACCCATAAGTGAGTAGTCGAGGAGAGTTTGCCAATTTTTGCGATATAAATTTCAATGTCCGAAGAACCATTAATTGTTAATTGATTCTGTATAAGGTATTAACATGACAATTTCATATATTCCTATTCTGAAAGCGAAACGTTCTGAGTTATCAGCTTTATCGCAGCTATCCATTGAAAAGAAATCAAAAATTTTGCCATTACTCGAAATTGAACCAGTGCCAATTGACCCTGATTCAGGTATTGCCTTAAAGAGTTATAACGAGACTCTTATAGAGTTCGGAAAGAAAGTCTCAAAATCTTGCTCAGATATGCAAGGTGTTTATATTGATGGATTATTAATTGAAGAGCATTTTATTTCTCCTGAAGATCATTACCCTATAATAAATGCGGTTAATCAAGTTAGAGATATGGAGATAAGAGTTATTCCTGTCAGTTCACCAACTCGCCCATCTAACTATAAAAGAGCGATTGATGAATTAATGCAGAATGAAATATGCTTGAGATTAACCACGTTAGATCTGGTTAACCCACAATTAATAACGCATTACATTAATCATCTGGGAATTCCTTTATCAAATATTGATATAATTATTGACTTAAGAGATGAGTTAACCGAGGATAAAATTAATTCCGGCGAACTATATACTTTGGCAATGGGATTGATAAACAATCTGGCGCACCTCAATGAATACAGAAAAGTGATTCTTTCTGGGGGTTCATTTCCTACAGATCTCAGTGATATTTCTGTTGGTCTATATTCTCAACCTCGAATCGAGTGGATTTTATGGCAGAGTTTAATGAATAGAAAAGAACTTGCCAGAAATGTGATTTATAGTGATTATGGAGTACAGCACCCCGACTTTAATAGGCTTTCGACGCGATTCCCTAGCGTATCTGCCAGCGTCAGATACTCTGGAGATAATGACTTTTGGGTATTTCGAGGAAGAGTAGCTAATCGCTTTGGTTATGAACAATATGGTAAACATAGTGAGGATATTCTTGCTCATCGAGAATATTCAGGGCCTACATTCTGTGCGGGAGATAGAGACATAGAATATTATGCAAACGAGTATCAAGCCTACAAAGCCAATCCCTCTGGTAACTATAAATTTGGTAGCCCAGAGGTATGGCGTAGGATTGGGCAAAACCATCACATAACTAAGGTTGTTGAGCAACTCGCCACTCTTTACGGGCTTTAAGTTTAACTCGAACAGCTTCACGAAGCTCGCCAACATCCATACTATTGGCGAGTTTTGACCATAAGACGCGTTTAGGTTTATTTTTCAAATTCTGTAGCTCCCCTACATCACTTAATAGGGAAAGCAATTCATCTTTCCAAAGAAGCATTGTTAAGGAAAGTTTGTCCACTTGTGGATTCAACTTGCTAGTTCGAATTGTTTTTAAATGGATACCTTGCCGTGCACCTTGCGTAACTTGCTTTATCCCCCACCATGATGGAACTATGCTTAAAGCATCATAAAGATGGCAATCAGAGACAACCAAAGTTACTTTATCCATCACTGATGAGTAATGTTGCACCTGCGCTGGTAATCTGAGCAAGTTATCACTCTTGCTCTTCAACTCATAACCATGTATAAGCCCATTGATCACTGCTATATCAGCTCTGCTAGCCCCTAGATTCATCGTAAACTCATCAATGATTAGGGTGTCAGGATCTTTATGATGATCTCTCAGAATCTTGGCATGCACAGCCTTTCTTACATCAATGTCTCTCATACCATAGTTGCGCTTTCATCGACTCTCTCAAGCCATGATTCTATATCATGGTTCGCATGAATGCCATTTGATATGACCAGTGGTTAAACATTGCACAGAAAAGTGGATGTGTATTTTAACAAAAGCAATGACGGCTAACCATGTTGGTATGTCGATAAAATGTTTCAACGTAAGCATTATCTGTTCCGCCCTTTCAGACGGCCTCCTGATGTTCTGAGGGTGCAGAATCCCTCCGGTTAAGGGTTTAATAAAAATCGTTTCTGATTTAAATCTTCAGTATTTAGTTGTTAGTCGGTTTATAGCCTTTATGCTTCGGCCTTATTTCTCAGCCATACACAAACCGGGCCATCTTCGGTGTCATGTATTGAACCAATAAACCATCCATTGCCCTCTGGTCGTTCCGGTTCCCATGCAGAAATATCAGCATCACACGCATCAAGGTCAGCACATCCTTCATCTCTGAAGCAGAGGACGTATTGAAGATTATTTTCCTCCATCCAGGCGTTAAACTCTTCCGTTGAAATATATTCCCGACCGTCACAGAATTTTTCATATTCAGGATGCGTCCAGCAGCCATATTCATCACGTACTACTGGTATTTCTTTAATTTCATTCATTTCTGTTCTCCCACGTTTTCAGACTTTCACCACAGAACGGACAAAATGAAACCCGAACTGGTAATTTAGAAAATTCACCGGAACGCAACATCACAAAATCAGGACCGCGAGTTAAACTCTCATTCCAGATTTTGTATATCAGCAGACCTTTTCGCATCGTGTATTCAGCATCATGCTCAAGGGACTTTGCCAGTGCTGCACATGGTTCTATCTTGTTGCCATTAACCTGGCATTTTGATTCACTCACCGCACCACCTCCTCAAAATTCCCCTGATAAAACGCCAGTACGCGCTGCATAACTTCGCTCTTCCGGCACTCGAGACAGATTATGTTCAGACGCCTGTCGTAGCGACGTATTTCTCCGTCAGGTAATGACCAGATAAGGTCCGGATCAACCGCAGATGGTTTCTTCAGCTTTGCCCTTGAGAGCTTTTTACGGGCATTTTGCCAGTCCTTACGCGCCTGTTCAGACGGGAATAACCCGTAACCAGAGTTGTATACATCGCCACTGGCAACCAGCTCTCTGGCCAGAACGCTCATCAGATATCTTGTTGCCCCAGTTTTAGTTTCCAGTTGTCGTAACGTCTCGCGCCCACTCTGGCGTACGAGTTCAACAACCTGCCCTTTAATTTTCTCCTGCTCTTCTTGTGTAAAAACTTTTGCCACAAGCCCTCCTGAAAATTACCTCATGACCAGAAATTAACACTTACCCCCTGAAGCCCGGCGGAATTTCAGTGTCCGGTTCAGAAATGTGATTCACGCAACGCTGCGCAGGCGAACGCCCCAGGCGGATAACCAGTTCATCCCATTTTTCCCGGAG